GCCGACCCACTCCTCCCAGACGCGCTTGGTTACTCCTAAATTAGTCATCCCCCCGGGATCAAGTTTGTGGTGTACATACCCTCCTTCGTGGTGGAGGATGGCCTTCAGGGCTTCGTCGAAGTTTTCTTTCACTTTTTATGGTTCCTCATGTCGGCCAGCTTCTCAACTGTGCGGCCACCAAAGTACGCCAGAAAGATGATCTGCCCCCACTGGCCAAGCAACTGGACGTAGCTCTCTTGGGCGTTGTAGCCGAAGGCCGACATGGCGGTGAACATGAAATACGCCACGAAGATGGCGATCAGCGCCAAAGGCCGAATGTTCTTTGACAGCCACGAATCGCTACCCATGTCGCTACGCCAGCGCTCGGTGACGTTCTCCTGCTCGGTCTTATAGATCTCGGTGTCGTTGGCCATCTTGGCCAGCTCACCATCTTGCGCCATCTTGGCCAGCTCTAGATTAGCCTTCGCCTTGGCCTCGGGGTCGGGAATCAACTTGTCGATGAGCTTGCCACCGACATCAAGAAGCGCTGCGAGAGGGAACATGGTTTACTCCTGCGTCTGTTGTACGCCGCCACGAGCGCCGCCGCTCAAGACGTTTGCCGCCGCGTCTTGCACCCAGTCGATGCCGTATCGACGTCCAATTTCGACGGCGTCTCGGACTTTTTGTGGGTCGATTGCAGCAGCGCGGGGAGCTACGGCTTGAAACACTTTTACGGCATCGGCTGGGTTCAACAACAGGTTCTTCAGCCGCTCTTCCGTAGCTTCAGACGCCTTCTTCGCCCAGAACTTGCTGAACAGCGACGTGATGGCGTAAGTAGCGCCGGAAACCGGGTTGTAAATGCGCGAAATGATCTGCTCTGGCGGAATGCCGGTAAGCTGTTCCACGGGTGTTTTAGGGACCGTCTCACCACGGAAAGGCACTTGCGTAATGTCACGCCCCATGCGCTGGGACACTTCCGCAAAATCGGCTACTTTCTGGGCGTAGGTCGGGCCAAAGACGCGGTTGAACACAGCCGCCTTGGTGCGGTCATTGAGCAACGCCACCGGGTCGCCAGCGTTGATGATGTCGTCCAGCATGAACGAACGCGCGGCGTTGACGGCGTCTTTATTTGCGCCGTATTGCTGCATGAACTTGGCAGTGAAGTTCACATCGCCGTACATGCGCGACACTAGCTCCTGCGGGCTCTTGAACCCGCTTTGGCTGACGATTTGCTCGCCCGCCACGCGCTGGAAATCAGCATTCAGACGGTTGCGCTGCGCAATCAGGTTTTGCACGTTGGTGCTGGCAGCTTGCAGTTCATCGCGCAGTCCAGGCACCAAGGAAACGCCGCCTTCGTTGGCTTTGATCCACTTGGCAGCGGCCTTGGGGTCAAGCACATCGTTTTTCAGCGCTGCGCGGCTAAAGCTATCCAAGAACGCATCGCGGGCTACCCGCACGCCCTCATCGCCTGTTGCGCGGATGAACTCATCGACGTTAGAGCGATTGCCAATAATCGCCGGGGCAATCTGCTCGACGAATTTCTTGCGGTCAATCGAGCGCAGCGTCTCCGCCGTAAACGGCAGCCCGACGCGCTGAAGGTAGGCGTTGTCCGCGTTGCGATACGCCGTCACAAAGTCGGGGTCCAGATTGTCGATATGACCGCCGACGCGCGATTTCAGTTCGGACAGCAAGCGGACGTCTGCCGGGTCTGTGGTTCGGCGAAGTTGCTTGTTGATCTCGCGCTTGAGCGAGTCAAGGTCTTCCACCGTAGCGGCGGCAAAGCGCTGCCCACCTTCAGTCATCGGACGGCCTTCGGCGGTCACGATGGCGCTAGGCTCCGTCGTCTCGGGGCGGAATCGGCTGCGAACGCGGTTGTAAATAGACGGGAATGTCTTGAACACGTCAGAAGCCTGCGCTCCCGCTACAAAGTTGTAGATGTCATCGACTGACCCGGCAGGCAGTTCGACATTTTTGGCTTGCGCGATCTTAAACGCCTCGTCGTACAGGGGCCGAGTAGAAGCGCGCGCTTCGTCTTCGCGCTTAGCCAGCAGCGACGACACCCGTTGGCCAAACGCCGTCGGATCAACGCTTTGATCCTGATATGCCTGGGCGATCTGCTCGTCAACGCTACGAACGCGCCGCGCTTGCACTTTAGCCAGATCAGGCCCAACAACATTGACCTGCGCTTTGGTCGGGTCGCCAAACAGACGAATTTGGTTGGCCGTCAGCGCCTGCTTGGCCTGCTCAAACTGCGCGCCGTATTGAGCGCGGAAAACCGGATCTTTAGACGCAAGGCTTTGGATGAAGTTGTTGATGACCGGGTTGTCAGCCAACAGCGCGCTGATCGGCATCTGAACTGGCGCGCCGCCAGGGGCTTTAATTGATATGTTTTCCTGCGCTTTAGCCGCTTTTGTCAGCGTATCCATGAACTTAGGATCCGCCGCTGCCGCTGCGATGAAAACGTTGCTAATGCGGTTATCGACATCTTTTAGCAGTTCGTCTTCAGGAACAGTCCCCCGCACTTTGGCCCATTGCCCTTTAGCCAAATCGTAAGCCTTGCCGCCCAAAGCCGTGGTCCGCAGAGCGCTACCCGCAGTAAGACCAGCGCCAGCGCCGCCCACTACGCCGCCAAGAATACGGCCAGGAGTTCCGCCTACCGCTTCACCGGCCATTCCGCCTGCTTCTGCACCCGCTCCGATAGCTACTTGTTCAGCGGGGCGCATGACCGTCTGGCCAAGGACGCCCATACGGCGCACGCCTGCCAACGGCGGGAACAAATAAGATTCGGGCGACGTAACTGCTTGCAAGCCACCGGCGATGATCTTCTCGCCCATCGTCTGCGGCTCTGCTCCCGTGGAACCCAACGCGCCCATGATGCCGCGATAGACAGGCTCACGGGCTTCCGCAAAAACTTGCCCTGGCGGGCGTTGAGGAGCTATAGGCTGGGTAGGCGCGCGCAGCGCCGTGACCAGCTCAGGAACGCCTCGCCCCAAAGCGCTTTCGCCAATTAGTGCGCCTAAACCTGCGACCAAGCCAGCACTTGACGCGGGGCCTTTACGCAAGGCTTCGGTCATGTAGCCTTCGGAAGAAGAGCCCGCAAGCATTTGCAACGTCTCGTTAGACAGAGACGCCATGTTTCCGGAAGCAATAGCTTCCAGTTCTGCATCGGACAGCTTGCTCAGGTCGGCCATTATTTAGCTCCTTGACGACGACGCGCCAGTTCAGCAGCCGCCTGCGCGGCTAAATCTCCGCCAGCAGCAGGCGCGCCTCCAGCCGGACGCGGGGCAAACTCAGGGAAGTCTAGCGCAGCGTCCACCGCTTCCGCAGAATACCCCGGCGAGCGCAGCGCAATTGCGCGCTGCCGTCCGATTTCTTGCATTGCTTTATTGGCAGAAACGGTGCGGATAGCATTCAAGGTCTGTTTGATCTTGTTTTGCGTATCGACAGTCGGCGTGCCGGTGAACAAAACCGAAGTCGCATCAGCCAGACGGCCAAGGATAGACGGGTCACCGCCTGCCTGCTCCACATCGCGGCGGCTCAACTGGCTATCGCCCAGCGCCTTGGCCAATTGAGTGCGCGCAGCGTTAAACGAAATAAAGTTATTGGTCTTGAGCGAGTCTTCAATGGCCGTCAAAGCATTGTCAGCAGCGAAGACCGCCTTGGATTGCGGATCAATCGTCTTTTGAACTTGCATGCGGAACGCAGGGATGTCAACGAGCTGCCTGTCGCCGGGGAGCACGTTCGTGATCGTGGTCTTAGGTTTGGCATCTTCAACGCGCTTGTTGACGGCGGCAATCTGTTGCTGCGTAAGTTCCGAGAAAGGTTTGTTGTACAACTCTCGCGCCACCGCCTCGCGCTCAACGCCAAACGTCGCAGCTTTAGCCGTACCTTCAACGCGCTTGTTAACGGCAGCGATTTCGGATTGTGTAAGCTGAGAGAAAGGTTTACCGTAGAGTTCACGGGCGATAGATTCGCGCTCGACGCCAAAGGCTTGTGTTCTATCTGGTCTGGCAGTCAGTTCTTCAAACTTGGCCAAATAAGCGTCGCGGAACTCTTTGCTGTTCGGGTCAAGGCCCAAACCTGCCGCATACGCCATTGCATTACGTTGTTCAGGCGTCATGCGCTCTGCGCCGCGTTGACGGGCCAAAGCGATTTCGCTAGACGCCTTACGCGCCGTATCGGCCAGCATCATCGCGCCGCGCGTATCGCCTGCTTGAGACAGTTGCTGTACGCCTGCTTGGATAGATGCCGGATCGTTGAAATCGATCTGTTTTGCCAATGACTGACGCAAGCTGATCCGCGCCAGTTCAGGATCAGTTCCGCCCAACGCGCCAGCGAGCTGGTATGCGCTGCGGCCAATGTTGAACTCGGCGCGTTGCATCGGATTGAGCTGGGCAATCGCTAGGGCGCGCTGATCAGCCGCAGCAGCCTGCTGCTGCTGATACAACTCAGGGGTTACACCGAAAAGGGATTGAACGATGTCGGTTGCCATAATTAAATATCCCAATTGATGCTAGTCGGAACTGTACCTTGCCCGCCAAAGCCGTACACGTTTTCGGCGCCATACGTCCGCATTGCTTGGGCTGCGTTGACATACGGCGACAGCATTCGGGACGCAGCCGGGTTTGCCGCAAACGACGACAGAGCCGTGGCAAACGGGTTGTAGGCGTTGGCAGCGCCTTGGGATTGCGCCGCCGCCATACCGCCTTGCAGCAGAGCATTCGCTCCCGTCGGGTTGGCGATCCGGCCACCCAGCGCCGAGCCAAGCTCCAGCGGTTGCTGCCCCAGCGCTTCCAGACCCGTAGCACCACCCAAGAAGGCTTGATACGGAGCCAGCGCGCCAGCCTGACCACGCCCGTACAGATCAAACATCTGTGCGCCCGTGCCAAACAGGCCCGTGCCGAACGCCAGTTGCTGCTGGCCTGCTTGCTGGGCCTGAGCGGCCAGAGCGGCGTCCTGCTGGGCCAGGGCGTTGTAATACGCCTCCAGCTCGGGGTTGGTTGCACCCAGACCAGCACCGCCGCCAGGGCGAGTGCCCGTAGCGCCGACCGACAGACCGCCACGGCCCGTCTGGAACAGTTGGTTTTGCAGTTGCGACAGTTGGCGCTCACGGCTGGGGGCCAATAGCGCTTGTTGACCTGCCATGTACTTGGCTGCAACCTGCTCGGGCGTTTCGGCCAGATACTGCTCGCCCAGGCCAAACAGACGCTGTCCAGCGCCCGTCAGCGGAGCAAACTGCTGCGGTGCCATCTCAGCCTGAGTCAGACCTTGGCCAGCCAACCCCAGCAGACGCTCTTGCATGCCAGCAAACTCAGGCGCCAGCGTGTAGCCAGCACCAGAGACGCGGCCATCTGGGCCGTATTGGAACGCCGACTGGCCGAAGCGCGTCGTAATGCCTACCGGGCGAAAGCGCGATTCTTCAGCCGCCATTTGCGCGGCTTCTCGCTGCGCGTCGGCCTGAATCTGAGCGGCTCTGCGAGCAGAGCTGCCTTGCATTACGCCTCCTAAGAGGCCCCCACCAATGATTGCTGCTTCAACGCCCATCATGCTCTCCTGACATATGTCTGCCGAGGCTTGTTATCAGCGCCGACAAAATCTTCCAAAAACTCAAAACCGAACAACTTCAAAAACTTCTCGTGCTTCGCATCATCGATCTCGTGGATCGCGTACAGGTCATCCTTTTGCAATTTCACGAGATCGTCCAACATTTGCTTTCTTACCTCATTCGTCCAGCGTCGGCAGTCGCAGTGGATGAACTCAAACCCGTTGTAGTCTTCAAGATACAGGGTGTAGTCATCGCAGGCAACCACCGGCGTTTTCACGCCGTCCGTTTCCACATATACACAGTAATGAACGGCTGGTAGTTGGCGTTGGTGCCAGACGAGCCAGTCGTGCTGTTAGAGACGCTGATACCAGTCGTCTCGTTGCTGCTTCGGCCAATCGTGGCGTCAGTAGACGATCCGGCAAAAATATAGCTTTCGCTGTTAGACGCCCAAGCGTTTGCAGCAATCTGGTTAGAACTCGTGACCGTTGTGTTGGGGAAGACGGAGCTAATCGCCACATCTGCCGCCAACTTATGCCTGTGGCCGGAATCGGTCACCGTAGCCGTATGGGTGTGGCTGACCGTAATCGCGTCTGCGCTACCACCAGTTTCTTCCGCCGTATCGAACAACGCATTGCTGGCGTCATAACCCACCATGACCCGACCAGCACCGAAGGCCGTCCAAGTGCCAAACCCCAGCAGCGTGCCAGGGTTGGTGGACACTACCGCCGTGTAGATTGCGCCAACAGGAAACAGCGCCGCCTTGACCGCAGTGATTGCGGCATCAACATAGGCGGTAGTGGAAATTTGCGTGCTGTTGTTGCCAGCCGATGCCGTAGGAGCAGCAGGCGTACCGGTAAACGTCGGAGATGCCAAATCAGCCTTCGTCGCTACAGCAATAGCGATGTTGGCGAATTCGGTGTTGATCTCTGTGCCCTTGACGATCTTGAGCGGATCGCCAGAAGACAGGTTGTCCTTGGTTGCGAAGTTGGTGCTCTGGGTATAGTTACTCATGATACTTTGCCCTCTTTGGCCTGGATTTCGATCTTCTGGATCGACATAGACGAGCCGTTGATGTTGGATTCGTAGCCAGTTTGCACAACCTTACCGCTGCCGCTTGCGGGTGTTTGAAGCTGCTGGAGCGCCACGCCGTCTGAGTATTGAGCCACCGGAACGCCGTTAGCGCCGTACTCAGCAATGCCGTACTCCGATTCGCCCTGCGTCGGAATCGACATGTTGGACGACAGGTAGTTGGCCGAGAAGTCAAAGCCCCACTTGGCCGTCACGAACTGGTTAGAGCCGCCGATCACAATGACCTTCAGCCGCTTCAAGATCGAAGTGACGTTCTGGTTGCCCAGGTCAGCGTGGTTGGTGAAGTACTGCATCCGATACGCAGACTGATAGTCTTGGTATCCAAAGTACTTGCCGATATAGCCGTTCTTGCCGATCAGCACATCGCCGTTCTTGCGAGCGAATAGGGCCGTTGGTTCGATGGAGTCCCAGGTCGTGACGCGGAATGCGCCATCTTGCAACTGCACGCGGGTATCAAAGCAATAGACCTCTTTGACCGACGGCAGCGTTAGCAGATAGAAGGCTTCCTTCTCCGAATACACCGATTTGACGTTCGCCAGCGTCTCGCCACTGATGATGTTCATCAGGTCGCTTCGCACGTTTTTGGACAAGTCACCCAGCGGGGCTGACTTCTCCA